GCTGGCCGCGCTGCGCGCCAAGTTCCCCACCGCTGATGTGAGCCGCAGCGGCCTGCACCGCTACCGCGCCAGCCTTGAGGAAATGATGGGCCGCATGCGCGAGATCGACACCGCCGCCACCGCGCTGGTGTCAGAGCTGGGCGAAGGCGTGGGCGACAAGGCCGGTGCGCTGCTGGCCCAGGCCGTCACCACACTGGCCACCAATGCCGCCCTCAACGCCCACGGCGAAGACGTGAGCATCAAGGAAGTGGCCGAGCTGGCTCGCGCTGCCCGCGCCGCCATGCAGGCCCGCACCATGAGCCTCAAGGAACGCGAGGCGGTAGAAGAAGCCGCCCGCCGCAAGCTGCTGGCCGAGCAAGAGGCCAACCTGCAGGAAGTCGCCAAAGCCCAGGGCATGGACGAAAGCCAGGTGGACTTCTGGCGCCGCAAGTTCCTGGGCATCGGGGGCTGAACATGCACGCCATCAAGCCCCTGGCCACCACCTTGCGCACGCTGGAATGGGACGACCTGCCCGCCAGCGTGCGCGCCATCCCCGAAGGCTTCAACCCGCTGGACGATGGCGTTTTGATGAAGCACCAGCGCGAGGTGGCCGCCATCGAGGCCGCCATCATCGCTGTGCCCAAGGGCCGCCGCACCGGCATCACCTTCGGCACCATGCTCAACAAGACCCTGGTGGCCGCCGCCCGCAAAAGCGCCGGGGGCGACAACGTCTACTACATCGGCGACACCAAGGAAAAGGGCCTGGAAGCCATCGGCTACTGCGCCAAGTTCGCCCGCGTCATCGCCCAGGCACAGGGCCAGGGCATCTCGGGTGTGGAAGAGTTCCTGTTTGAAGACCAGGACGACACCGGCAAAACCCGCCACATCACCGCCTACCGCATCCGCTTTGCCAGCGGGTTTCAGGTGTGCGCGCTCTCCAGCCGCCCCGCCAACATCCGGGGCCTGCAGGGCCATGTTGTGATTGATGAGGCCGCCTTCCACCCCGACGTGCAGGGCGTGCTCGACGCAGCCACCGCGCTCTTGATCTGGGGCGGCCAAATCACCGTCATCAGCTCCCACAACGGCAAAAACAACCCCTTCGCCCAGTTCTGCCGCGACATCGAGGCGGGCCGCTATGGCGAAGACGCGCGGGTGGTCACCGTCACGTTTGACGATGCGGTGGCCAACGGCCTCTATGAGCGCGTGTGCTTTATGAAGGGCACCCCGCCCACGCTGGAGGGCAAAAAGGCCTGGTACAGCAAGATTCGCAACGGCTACGGCGTGCGCAAAGCCGCCATGCGCGAAGAGCTGGACGCCATCCCCCGCGACGGCAACGGCGTCTGCCTGCCCGGCGTGTGGATTGAGCAGGCCATGACCCTGCCCGAAACCTGCGTGCTGCGCCTGGCGCTGGACGATGACTTTGTGCGCAACACCCCCGAGCAGCGCACCGCGTGGGTGGCTGACTGGATCGAGCGCAACCTGGCTCCGGCACTGGAGAGGCTTGACAAGAACGCGCGCCACGTCTTCAGCCACGACTACGCCCGCCACCGGGACTTTTCCTGCTGGGGGGCCACAGCCATCACCACCGGCATGCGCCGCCAGGTGCCCCTTGTCATCGAAATGCACAAGGTGCCCTATGCGCAGCAAAAGCAGATCACCCACCACGCCATCAAGCACCTGCCACGACGCTGCGGCGGGGCCATGGACGCGGGCGGCAACGGCGAAACGCTGGCAGAGGAAACGGCCGACGAGTTCGGCCACAGCCATGTGCACCAGGTCAAATTCAACCGGGGCTGGTACGGCACCTGGATGCCCAAGCTGGTGCAGGGCTTCGAGGACGGAATGATCGACATCCCAGCCGACCCCAACATGGCCCAGGACCTGCGCGCCATTGAAGAGGTGGACGGCATCCCCATGGTGGCAAAGGCCCGGCGCAAAGACGTGAAGGACCCGGACCTGCACCGCCACGGCGACGGCGCCTCCATGCTCGCCCTGGGCTCGCTCGCCACGCCCAACCTGCGCGCCGCCATTGACTTCACCCCCATGCCCGCGCTGTCGCGCGGCTTTGACAACCTCGGCGCGGCCGAAGACGGCCAGGACGACGACGCAGAGGACTACCTGCGCCTGGTCGAGTCGCGCTCCCACTGGTAACCCGCCATGGCAACCTCCCGCATCCTCGGCCCAGACGGCCAGCCCATCACCATGCCCGACCTGCAAGAGCCGCAAACCTCGCGGCTTCTGCACCTGCAGCGCGAGCTGCAATCGCACCCCACACGCGGCCTCACACCCTCGCGCCTGGCCCGCATCCTTGACGCGGCCGAGAACGGCGACCTCACCGCTCAGTTTGAGCTGTTTGAGGACATGGAAGAAAAGGACGGCCACATTGCCGCCGAGATGGGCAAACGCCGCCGCGCCTGCGTGCTGGACTGGGACGTAGTGCCGCCCGAAGGCGCCGACGCCACCGAGAAGAAAGCGGCCGAGCAGCTGAGCGAGCTGCTCATGGAGATTCCAGACTTTGAAGACATGGTCTTCGACCTCACCGACGCCATCGGCAAAGGCTTTACATGCCTTGAAATCGAATGGCACCGGCTGGAGGGCTTCTGGGTGCCCAAGACCGTCACCCACCGCCCCCAGTCCTGGTTCAGCCTGCACCGGGGCTACCGCCAAGAGCTGCGCCTGCGCACCAACGCCGCCCACGATGGCGTGATGGGCGACCCGCTCACCCCCTTTGGTTGGATCACCCACATCCACAAGGCCAAGAGCGGCTACCTGGAACGCTCGGCCCTGTTCCGCCAGCTGGTGTGGCCCTACCTGTTCAAGAACTACAGCGTGGGCGACCTGGCCGAGTTCCTGGAGATTTACGGCATCCCGCTGCGCATCGGCAAATACCCGGCCAGCGCCACAGAAAAGGAAAAGGCCACGCTGCTGCGCGCCCTGGCCTCCATTGGCCACAACGCGGCGGGCATCATCCCCGAGGGCATGCTCATCGAGTTCAAGGACGCCGCCACGGGCGACCCCAAGGCGTTTGAGCTGATGATGACCTGGTGCGAGCGCAACCAGTCCAAGGTCATCCTGGGCGGCACCCTCACCAGCGGGGCAGACGGCAAAAGCAGCACCAACGCCCTGGGCAACGTGCACAACGAAGTGCGCAAAGACCTGCGCGACGGCGATATCCGCCAGGCCAACACCACGCTCACCCGTGACCTGGTCTTTGCCATCGCCTCCATCAACGGCCTGGCGCAGGGCGGCCTGCGCCGCTGCCCCCAGTTCCGCCTCAATGCCCAGGAGCGCGAGGACCTGGCCACCTTCAGCGAAGCCCTGCCGCCCCTGGTCGATATGGGCATCCGCCCGCCCGTAGCCTGGGTGCATGAGCGGCTGGGCATCCCCACCGCCCAGGGCAATGAGCCCGTGCTGCAGCCCCGCCAGCGCGAGGCCGCCGCCGCAGTGGCCGCCGCCACCGCGCAAACACCAGCGGCCTCAATAACTGCGCCTGCAGAGCTGCCACCGCCCGTGCAAATGCAGCCCCAGCTCGCGGGCAACCTGGCCCCCGCCGTAGGCGCATGGATTGACCAGGTGCGCGGCCTGGTGCAGCGCGCCAGCTCGCTGGCCGAAATCCGCGACGGCCTGGACGCACTGCTGCCGGGCATGACGCTGGACCAATACGCGGCAGCGATGGCCGTAGCCCTTCGCGCCGCAGAAATGGCAGGTCGGTATGAGGTGTTGCAAGAAGCCGCCGCCACAGGCGCTTAAAGGCCCCGCAGGGGGCAAGCCGCCCCCGTTGCACTGCCGCGCCCCCGTCCATGCCCCATAAACGTTTATAAACACGCTCCAGCGCCCCTGCCATGCCATCAGCCGCTTACGGATCGCTGCCCTTTGCCGAGCAGGCCGAGTTTTTCCGGCGAAAGCTCAACCTGCCCACCGACGGCTGGACCGACATCTACACCCGCGAGCACGACTGGGCTTTTGTGGTTGCGGGTGCCAACCGCGACGCCATCGTGGCCGACTTTCGTGCCGCCATTGAGAAGGCTATCGAAGGCGGCGCCACGCTGGATGAGTTCCGCAAAGACTTCGACCGCATCGTCGCCACCCACGGCTGGGACTACAACGGCGGGCGCAATTGGCGCAGCCGCGTCATCTACGACACCAACCTGGCCACCAGCTACGCGGCCGGGCGCTGGCAGCAGCTGCAGGCGGCCCCGTACTGGCAATACGACCACCAGGACTGGGTACAGAACCCGCGACCCCTGCATGTGAGCTGGGACGGCCTGGTACTGGAGCGCGACAACCCGTTTTGGCAAACCCATTTCCCGCCCAATGGCTGGGGCTGTCACTGCAAGGTGCGCGGGCTGTGGCCACGCGACCTGCAGCGCCTGGGTAAAACCGGGCCAGACCAGGCCCCCGAGGTAAACCTGGTAGAGCGCACCATCGGCCAGCGCAGCACGCATGGCCCCCGCACTGTGAAGGTGCCAGAGGGTATAGACCCCGGCTTTGAATACGCGCCAGGCAGCACCCGCCTGCGCAGCGCCATCCCGCCCGAGCGGCCCGAACCACCCGTGCCCGGCAGCGCGGGCGGCAACGGCCTGCCCAACCTGCGCCCGTCGCTACCGTTACCCGCGCCCCGTGCCATTGCGCCAGAGGCGCTGCTCCCCACCGGCCTG